TGATGTATTAACGTTTGATAATTATAAAATTACATTATACGATATTGTTAAACTTCAATACAATTGCTACCCTAAACAATTTAGTATCAAATACGCATTGTTTTCTAAAACACTATTAGATAAAATGTATAGAATAGTATCAGGTATGAATGACGTTGGTGATACAAGATATGATAGGAGTGTATATGCAACAGAAAGACAAGATGTACAACTAAAATTAGAAATGTATGATAAAATAAATTTTTACAAAGACCAAGTCAGAAACTTCACAATCAACTCTGATGGTAAAATGACATGCTTGCCTAAAGGTAAAGAATCTATGTTAGTAGTTGATAGCAATGATAAGTATGTATGGAGAAAACAAAATAGACAAGAAATAAAATTTGGTAAAGCTGTAAGACAAATACTTAATCAAAAAAACATGCCACCAACTAGTGATAAATTTATACAAGATATTACAGTTAAACTACAAGCTGAATATGTATTTGATGCAGATATGAAAGTTGTAAAAGGTGAACAAATCAGACACTATTATCATCATCAACAATATAATAATGATATAAATACTGAATCACTACAAAATTCTTGTATGCGCCATTCATCGTGCAGGGACTATTTTGATTTGTATGCAGATAATGATAATGTATCTATGTTAATTGCAGAAACACCAAATGGTATTATAGGACGAGCAATATTATGGGTTACAGACTGTGGTACAAAATTAATGGATAGAATTTATGGTAATGGTATGGCTGTCAATAACTTCAAAGAATGGGCAAAAGATAATGGATACATTCATAAATACAAGCAAAGTTATAGCAATGATACGGAATGGATAACATCTATTGGTGAGGTAATAGATAAAACGTATGAAATAACATTAAAGAATGCATGTAATGGATATCCTTATATGGATACGTTTAAATATACAGATGAAATAGATGGTACAGATATAGTACTTACTAATGATGAAGATTATAACAGTCATACATTAGACTCAACTGAAGGTGGGCCATGGGAAAACAGGGTAGAAACAGTTGATGGTACAATGTATAATGAAGATGAGGTAAGATACATACAGTATGGTACAGTAACTGAAGGTTATTATTATGAAGATGATACTTTTTTCTGTGACTATGAGAATGAATACTTTCATATTGACGATAGTACAGAAACAGATGCAGGATATACAGTATATAGAGAATCTGAAAGTGTAGTGTATATTGAATACATGGATATATATACACATATTGATAATGCTGAATATTCAGAACATCATGAACAATACATATTAATGAACGAAAGCGTAAACTGTGTAATAAACGGTAATATATGGAAAGAACAATCAAATGTTGTAACAATTAATGATACTGATTACATTGTACACTCTGATGTAACTATAGATGAACTTCAAGAACATATAAATAATCAATAATGATAGAAAAAATTAAGGATTTTATTGCCTCAATAATAGTATATCTATTATGGGGTTTAGCAATACTAACAATACTTTTGTCTTGCTCACTTAAGTAGAAAATGGGGTTACATGTAATGTGTAACCCTTATTTTTATGTCAATGTAGTTCACAATCATCGTTGTACTATGCGACCGACTTATGTGACCGACTTATGTGACCGAAAAGCACGATCTATGCGACCGATTTATGCGACCGATTTAACACAACATGCAAAAAAACTGTTGATAAATGTAGGTTATAAACAATAAAATGATTATCTTTGTTAAGATGACAAAATTATTAACACTAAAATTAAAATTATGGGAGACTTTAAAAAAGAGGTAGAAAAAGCAGGTTCTATCGAAAACTATTGGACAAACACTGCAAAAAAAAACTTAGTAGGTGCAACCGTTGTTAAGGTTGAATACATGAAAAAAAGCGAAATGAATGATATGATGTGGTACAAATCGCCATTATGTATTTTAATGAAAAAGGGGAATGAATATTTTTGGATATATCCAAGTGCTGATGATGAGGGAAACGATGGAGGAGCATTATTTACAACAATAAAAGAATATTCATGTGCACCAACACTTTAGATATGAGAAAAACAAAAGACTATTTGCACGATAACTTATCAAATGACGTTGATAATGATAAGGTTTTCCAAAAAACTTATCAGATCATTGAAGAATTGTCAAGAGACATCTCTGAAAGCCAAATAAAAGGGTTTGGTATAAGAGACAGAAAAATGATAGCTGAAATATGCAGTATGAATGCTGTAAAATTTTCAGATAAAATCATAGAATTAGTAAATTATACAATAGAAAACTTTAAAAAATAGCATCATGAGTACATTTTTAGAACATCAAGTAAAAGCATTACAAAGAGAATTAAGCGAGTTAGTAGAACTTGGAGAGCATTCGGTTGAAATACTAGATACTTTGCTAGAGAAGTCAACTGAGCTTGATTTAGACGATAGAAAATATGTAAGCTTTATCAATCAAGAGTTAAAAAGAAAGTTAGACAAACTAAAAATATTAAACGATGGCGAATAATTGCAAGCCACAGGAAATCCTGTTCCACAAGATTAAGGAAAAAAAAGGAAAAAAACTTTTCAAAGACAACGCATATTATTATAAAAACATATGTGCAAGTGAAAGAGATGGTGTTTATGAAATATATGACACCACAACAAACGTATACAGACCATTGTCTGTTGATGAAATGGAAAATCTTTTAAAATCTAATGATCTAAACGATTTTTGTCTTGATCTAAAAATCAAAAACCTAAGAGAAAGATTTAGTGGTCATAGGCATAGATTTCACATCGCAATAGCGAAAAACAACGAAAAAGAGAAGAAATTCTTCTATAAAAGATGTGTTAGCGACATAAAACAGCTAAGAAATGCTTTGTATTAACAATTTTATTTATATATTTGTTAACATAAAGGGAGTTTAATTTAATTTTAATAACATGAAAACAGACAAGTTAAAAGCTCTGTACTTAAAGTACGGATTATCAAAAGAAGATGTATTTAAACATCAACACTACATTATCATCACTAGGTCGGGGATAGACAAAATCCAGGCAAGTGAAAAAATCACAATCACTTATGACGTAATCAACTGCGAAACTAATTTCTGTGTTATAAAAGCTAACGCAATTGTTGGTGAAAACAGTATTCAAACATTTGGCTCTGCATTAAAAGGAACCAATCACAGAGACGGGAATTGTAATACCTGGTACGTAATGGAAATGGCAGAAAAAAGAGCCATGAGTAGAGCTGTGCTAAAGTTAACGGGATTCTACGAGTTAGGTGTATTTGGAGAAGATGAAAGCGAAGATTTTAAACGTAAAGATGCATCATGGAAAAAGCAATAAAAAAACTAAAAGACGACAAGCATTATTATGGAGAGTTTGGAAAAAAGTTCCTGTCTAATTCAGATATAGACTCTTTAATAAACGACCCATTTAGCTTTAAAAAAAGTAAGCCACAATCTCTACCTTTTTTATATGGAACTGCGTTTCATGAAATGGTTATGTTTGGTAAAAGTGATAGCATGGAGGCAATTGAGTCTTCTACAAGAACCACTAAAATATACAAGCAATCTATTTTAGATAAAGGCAAAGAAATAATGCTACTGCAAAAAGAAGCTGATGAGATACAGTCAATGGTAGATGTGTTTAGAAATAACGAAAACATTAAAAAAGTTTTAGATATTAAGAACATACAATTCGAAGTTCCTTCCATAGACTTTATGACGGACAGAAACTTGCCGTGGAAAGGAAAAGCAGACATTCTAACAGACGATTTTGTTTACGACATCAAAACGTGTAGTAAATTAAAAAGCTTCCGTAATAGCTCTAGAAGTTATAACTACGATAGTCAAGCTTTCATATATTCAAAATTGTTTCAAAGACCTATGAGGTTTCTGGTAATAGAAAAAGGCTCTGGTTTGATAGGTATTTTTGAAACATCAGACGAAGCCTATGATAATGGATTCTATAAGGTAGATGCTGCTGAAGAACAATACTTAAAGTATTTTGTAGACAAAGAAGAAGATATTAAAAATTTCACAAAGTATGGGGAAATTTAATAAGTTTGCAAATAATGACGAAGCTGCTCAGATAATAGCTATCGTTATCGGAATAATAATTTTAATCAAGTTTAATTTAATATAAATAATATGTCAACTTTAATTTCAGCCTCGATCAAGGCTTCTGAACTTAAGAAAATTGATCCAAACAAAGTAATCAAGGGAAAGAAAGATAACTACATCCCTATTCTAATTTCTGTAAACGACGATTCTAAATTCGGAAAGAACGTATCAATCAGTATTCAACAAGAAAAAGAGGAGAGAGAAAATAAAGCTCCAATACATTATCTTGGAAATGGATCCGTGATTTGGACGGACGGTACTGTCAAGAAAGGCGTTAAAGAAGAAGATAGTGGGTCTCAACCATTTGAGAATGCTAGTACAAAAAACGACGGTGGTTTAGATAATGACTTGCCGTTTTAAGTAAACTAACCCTCTGAAAGCTTATGTTAGTAGGAGGGTTTTAAAAGCTATAATTATGATGAATAATAATTTAAAAATAATAAAAAGAATAGCTGATATTGTAGCCGCTCATTTCGATATACATGTTAGGGATATGTTTCCCAACAGTAGAGAAAACGAAAGCGTAGAAAAAAGACAAGTATTTCACTACATGGCTACTAAACATACCAAAGCAAGTTTAAGGGAAATTGGAGACTTCTCTAAAGCTATGGGTAGGAATATCAGTCACAATCATGCCACGGTATTATATTCAGTGAAACAAATACAAGGGTATATGGATGTAGATAAAGAGTTCTACAATCAGATTAAACAATTAGAAAACAAAATATACAAAGCAGTTAGTTTAATTAATAAAACTTCTAGAATTAGAGACGTTCAAGTCCAGGGAATTATAGATAGAATTTTTGGGGATGAAAATTTAGAATTCGTTGAGTTAGTTCATTTGTTAATCGAAGCGATTTACGAAAACAAAAACAAAGAAGAGTTGTCACATTTAATTTTTCTGCAAAACAAAATGAACAATGAAAGGATTTATAAAACTTCACAGATCGATACTAGATTGGGAATGGTATAAAGACACAAATACCAAGCATTTATTTATACACTTACTTCTTAACGCTTGTTACGACAATTGTCGATTCATGGGTAAATCTGTCAAAAGAGGAGAATATATAACCTCTTTGACCAGGCTTTCTAATGACTTAAATATACCTGTAAGACAGCTAAGAACGTCTCTTAAAAGATTAGTAAAAACGGGAGAAATAGACACGCAAACGACAAACAAGTATACAAAGGTAACTATCTTAAACTATGATAGTTATCAAGTAGATGAGGTCAAGAAGAAAAGAAAAGCGACAAGCAAACGACAAACAAAAGACACGCAAGAGACAAAGATAAATAAGAATATAATAAATAAAGAAGATAATAATAGTATGATAAAAAAATGTAAAACCGATATGATGTGGAAAGAAACAACGGCTATGCATTTTAAATTACCTATTTCTAAAATTGATTCTGCATTAGATAAATTCCTTGAAGTTCTTACTATAACCGATGAGAACAAAAGTAATATGCGTGACTTAAAATCTCATTTTGTTAATTGGATGAGGTACAACTCCGATAAAATTACCTCAACAAAAGGTAGTTACAAATGGAAGTGGAGGGGTCAAGCTACTAAAAGTGGAACAAAAGAAGAAATGGAAATAGATAAACAAAAATTTGACCAAGCAGGTTTTGATTTTACAATACTATAATTATGACAGAAAATAATTTTGAAATAGACGTATTCAACCAATACAAATTACCTACCAATAAAAAGAAATCTACATGTCCTACGTGTTCTTCTTCTAGAAAAAAGAAAACGCAAGAGTGTGTGATGTTGGATTGGGATAGAGGGTTGGGAACGTGTCAACATTGTGGAGAGATTCATCAGCTACATACATACAAGTTAAAAGAAGATAATAACACAGTGAACTACATAAGACCCGTAAAGAAAAAAGAAATCAAAACAAGTAATAATGTTATTGGTTGGTTTGAGGGCAGAGGTATATCTGAAAAAACCTTAAATGATTTAAAGGTATCCAACAACATAGAGTACATGCCACAAGAAGGGGCTGAGGTAAATGCAATTCTATTTAATTATTATGTTAAAGGCAATCTAATAAACATAAAATACAGAGATTCAAAAAAGAATTTCAAAATGTACAAAGGTGCTCAAAAAACATTTTACAATATAGATTCAATATTTGGTCAAGAAGAATGTGTAATAACAGAGGGAGAGATAGATGCTTTATCGTATCATGAAAGTGGTATTAAAAACGTTGTAAGTGTTCCTAACGGATTTAACTCTTCGGGTCAAATAAATCTAGATTACTTGACTGACTTTTATTATTACTTTGAAGATAAAACTAAAATATACTTAGCACTAGATGCAGATGAAGCAGGAGAAAACGGAAAGAAAGAGTTTATTAGACGATTTGGTTCTGATAAATGCTATTTAGTAGACTTCAAAGATTGCAAGGATGCAAACGAATATTTAGTTAAGTATGGAAAAGAGGCTTTAAAACTAACAATACAAGACTCAATACCATGTCCCATTGAAAACGTTCTTAGGGCTAACGATATGGCGTCTCAGTTAGATTCTTTCTACAAGAATGGTATAGAGAATGGATATAAAATTGGTTTAGGTAGTTTCGATGGTATATTTTCTACATACACAAAACAATTTATAGTTGTTACGGGATTTCCCTCTAGCGGTAAGTCAGATTTTGTGGATCAAATGTCTGTTGGATACAACATGATGTACAATTGGAAGATAGCTTATGCTAGTACAGAAAATTATCCTCAATACTTACACGTTGATAAATTAGTAAGAAAATACTACGGAAGAACACCCGAATACGAAGAGACACAAGAACCTGCGTGGAGGAAATGTGTAGACCATGTAAATAAGAATTTCTTTTTCATAAACTATGATGATGGATATGATTTGGAAAGAGTGTTATCTAAAGGAGAAGAGTTGGTTAGAAGAGTAGGTATAAGATGCTTAGTCATAGACCCTTATAATAAGGTTAAAGACAAGTCTTCATCTAAGCTAGGAATAAATGATTACACGAACGCATACCTAAACAAGATTGATAATTTTTGTAAAAAAAATGACGTAATAGTAATTCTTGTAGCCCATCCAACAAAACCTCAAACAGATAAAGGGAAAGTATTCGAGCCTACTTTTTATGATGTAAAGGGTGGAGGAGAGTTTTACGATATGAGTCCTCATGGGTTGTTAGTTCATAGAGATTATGAGCAAGGAACTGTAAAGGTAAAGGTATTGAAAGTTAAGTTTTCAAACCTAGGAGAAAACCAAGCTGATGTAAATTACTTTTGGAATGTTAATAATGGTCGGTATACTGAAATTGTAAATGGCAATCCAAAATGGGATAACTCAAATTGGATGTTGCCAAAGAAAAATCCTTTTGAAAGAAACAAAAAGATTGATATAGAGTTTAATAAATTAAAAATATAGAAATGGAAAACAAAAGAAAAGAAGATGAGTTAAGGAATGGGTTAGAGTTAGTTTTAACCCTTCAGTTAGCTTTAGAATTAATGGACGAATATAAGTTAAGGGGTTTGTCTAAAAAATATGGTAACATGTTTAAAAAATCTCTAGAAAAAAACTTATCAGAATCATACGATAGGTTATACACAGACGATTCAGAATTTGTGACAAATGCAATGAACATTAAAAACAAACTAATGTCTAATATAGCTTCTTTTAACGAAGCTGATGCAATTTTATTTTCAGAGTTTACAGAAAAGTTTATAAAGAATATAGAGATTGCTAGAAAAAAAGGAGTAATATTTTTCGATAAAATAATATAAATATGATAGAAGGACTAGGCTGGATAATGATAGCCATAATAACCGCAGCGTTAGGAAAACAAATAGGTAAAATTTTATTTCCCGAAGATTGGGAAGATGATTCATTTGATTAAATTATAAAAATATGAAAGCACTAATAGTAATATTGGTTACTGCAACGATTTATCATGCAGACCCAAAACAATGTAACGCGGATTTTTTAACAACCGCATCTTTAAAAACAATTAATTCACAATCACCTGGATCACATAGATGGATTGCTGTCTCCAGGGATCTAGAAAAACATGGGTTTGTGTTTGGAGCAAAAGTTATGGTTTCAAACGCAGGAAACATGAATGGAGTTTGGACGGTAGAAGATAGAATGAATAAAAGATGGACCAAAAGGATAGATTTTCTAGTTGACTACGATATTAAAGGAGGTAAATGGGAAGAAGTAGAAATATCTTTAATAGATGAATAGACCAATACATGAATCAATGGCTATTTGTTTAAAAGAAAACATAAAAATATATCCAATAATTTACGATAAAACAACCTTCAAGATAGAGGTTAACTACAACGGAAGAAAAAAAGTTGGAGAAAAGTTATACGGAATAACATCCGATCAAAAGAAAATGCAAAACAGAATAATAGAATTATACAATGAGTTCGCAGATAAAATACAAAGTAGGGGATAGGACATTTGTCCTGGATAAAAAGTCAATTGTCCGTTCATATGACAAATACTGTCAAATGTCAGATGAAGACTTCTTGGCAGATTTAATAAACATAATGCATTTTGCAGTTTATGTTTGCTATATTAAAAATATTCCAAGCAAAGATATACTATCAGATGATGGATTAATACATGAATTAGTTCATTTAATGAAGGATAATACTAGAAAGTATGTTGATTTAAAAAAAATAAGAAAAAACTTTAACAAAACTTTGTGTATTAAAAAAGAAATCATTACATTTCCTAAAATTAATTAGGAAATGCCAACCCTTCATTCTGACAAAGACTTATTTTGGAAATCTAAAGACACCAAACTAGAGATGGTTAAGGAGTTTAACAAGGCGTTTTCGATAGATCAAGAGGAAAAACCTTCTCTAACTTCAATAGAAAAATTTCAATTAAAATACAATTTATTAAAAGAAGAGCTTGATGAATACAAACAAGCTTGTGAAAACGAAGACTTAACTGAAGTAACTGACGCAATTGTAGATATGATGTACGTATTGTACGGAATTGTAACTCAGCACGGACTGTCTGATCTTATTTATGATTTATTTGAAGAAGTTCATAAATCTAATATGAGTAAGCTCGAAAGAGGTAAGCCGTTAAGAAGAACAGATGGAAAAATACTAAAAGGTTCAGAATACTTTAAGCCAAATCTAAAAAAAATATTAGATGGAAGATATAAATAAACTCATTGACCGTGTTCTTGGATATAAAACATGGTCTGATCAAAGAAAGATAGATACTCTTCTTGAGTATGACTGTAGTATGTATACTAATTTAGGTACAGATTCTACAAAGACACAAGTACAGGAAACAAAAAAGAAATCTAGAGCTATTTACAGAGCTATTGGTAAAATTGATAAAAAACAAGGAGAGGGTTATTTGTGGCAAATGGATAAATAGGTGCTGATACAAAGAGAAACATATCTTATAAAAACTTTTAATAGTTTACACGACAAACTAAATGACGTGTTTGAAGATGTTTCTGACGGCAATTTTGAGGCTTCTAGAAATAATATTAATTCATTAATATACGACTTGAAAGAGCTTAAAAAAAACACTGAACCATGAGCAAAAAAAGGGTAAGACTTAACAAAGAAGAGGCGATAGCTTTAGGAATAAAAGTAAAGGAAACAGAAGAAGGAAGGAATACTTTTAGAGCATACATAGGTATTGAAGCTCAGCAAAAACTAAACCAAGTAAGGCATCAAGGTGTTTACGAATACTGCAAAGAAAGAGGTATAGACTTCAATAGTGTTAGTCAATATTGGGATAAAACAAAAGAATATTCTGTACAAGTAAGACCAACAATAGTTTCATACAACGATATATCAAAACAGATTATCGAGGAAATGAAATTATACTCACCGAAATATCCTTCGGTAAAAAGAAAAAAAACAAAAGAACCTCATCTTCTAGTTATTGATCCAGCCGATGTTCATATTGGTAAACTTTCTACTTCTTTCGAAACAGGAGAAGACTATGATTCAGAAATAGCTATACAAAGAGTTCGGGATGGAGTTCAAGGTATCCTGGACAAAACCTCTGGATTTGAAATAGATAAGTTTCTATTAATAATAGGTAACGATATACTTCATATAGATACTCCAAAAAGACAAACGACTTCTGGAACACCTCAAGATACTGATGGTATGTGGTATGAAAGCTTTTTAAAAGCAAAATCTATTTATGTTGAAGTAATAGAAAAGCTTTTAGCAATAGCTGATGTTCATGTAACATACAATCCAAGTAACCACGATTACACTAATGGATTCTTTTTAGCTGATGTTATTAGCACTTGGTTTAGAGGATGTAAAAACGTAACTTTTGATTCAAGTATAAGTCATAGAAAATACTACAAGTACGGTAACAATTTAATAGGCACAACTCATGGAGACGGTGCTAAAAACAACGATCTACCTCTACTTATGGCTGTAGAAGCTAAAAAATGGTGGTCGGAATCACAGCATAGATATGTTTATACGCATCATGTACATCATAAAAACGCTAAAGATTATGCAGGTGTAACTGTAGAAAGTTTAAGAAGCCCTTCTGGAACAGATAGTTGGCATCATAGAAACGGATATCAACACGCACCAAAAGCAATAGAAGGATTTTTACATCACCCAGAATTTGGGCAAATAGCAAGATTAACACATATATTTTAGCATGGAAGAAAATTGGTACTTATTATCGTTTAGTTTAAGGTGGCCTCATCAAGGAATAATAGTTGGATATGAATTATTAATACCAACTGAAAGTGATAATTATTACTCAGTTAGAGTTCACTTAGGCTTTCTGTCAATTAATTATGATTTTGGCGATGGAGAGTGTCCTCTTTAGTAAAAAAATAAGTATATTTGCTTATATCTCCCTTAACAGTTTAATTAACTGTTATGTTTTGTTTTCAAGAAAAGCCCTCAAAATATTGGGGGTTTTTTAATTACATTTGTTATATGGAGTTCAGAGATAAAATATTTATAAGTCACAACCCAACAGATGATGATCTAGACCGTATAAAAGAAATACTTGACGGAATAGATCTTGATGAATATTTAAAAGATTCTTTTGTTTATGTAAATATAACTGAACATGAGACTATAGAGGTTATGTCTTTTAATGACTCCTTAGTTTTTGTGGCATCAAAAGAACTTAACTTAAATAACAAAATGTCTATTGAATACATTATAAGAATGGACGAGATTAATCAAAAGTTCAATGAACTTTGTTATTGGGAAAACATAAATGAAGTTAAAAAATACATCATTGTGTTGAGTGAAAAAATTACTTCAAAAGAAACAATTAAAGAGTATGCTGATGATCCAATATACTCTGACTCATACGGTAGAGCTGTTGTTCATTTAGTTAGAAAAGGAATAGAGGATTATTTATATTTAGAAGACGTAGATGCGTAGATTTAAGAAAGGAAGACAAATTACAAGATCAAAAAAAGTAAAGATTGATGGCATACAGTTTCAGTCTAAATTAGAATCTCATATGTATCTGTTGCTCAAAGCAAACAAAATAGATAACGGATATGAGTCAACTAAATTCACAATCATTGACGGATTCATGTTCGATGCTTGTTCTTATGAAAAAACCCCATCCAAAAAATACTTACACGATAGAGGTAACAAAAAAATACTACCGATTACTTACACTCCAGACTTTGTAGACACCCAGAACCCTCCAAGATACATCATAGAGTGTAAAGGAAATCCAAACGAAAGGTTTCCTATGGTCTGGAAGCTTTTTAAAAGGTATTTAACGATTAATAACATTAAAGCCGACCTCTTTGTTCCAAGGAATCAAAAAGACTGCCAAGAGGTTATTAAAATAATAAAAGAAAAGTATTACTAGTCTTCTTCTAAAGGACCTTCTATCCCTAAAAATCTTTGCATTCTTGGGTCTGGATCGTCTTGTAAAAAGTATTCTTCCATTGTTCTCTCTAATCTATCCGCAAACTTGTCTAAATCAGCTCTAGGTGCTATAGGATTAAATACAGAATGAATTCTAAGTTGATAAAGAAGATCAGCCGCTTTAGCCACAGCCATTCTCATTTCGTCATCAGGAGCTGTTAAATACCTTTCTTGATTTTTATAATCACCTCTATTTACAACAACAGATCCCTTTTCCCTAAGTCTTTCTGCCGATGTATATCTATCAATGTATTCCATTCCAATACTAATCATACCTAATCTTTTTACAGCAAAACTTGTGTAATCGTCTGCAGACATAGGCTCGTCTAGTTCTCTAGATGAAAATTCTCTTGCAATATCTTCTCCATATATTCTATTTACACCAGCTGCAACTAAATCATTCAATAAACCAGGTAATGGAGCTGGCTGAAGTGTTTGTATAGCATCTTGAATAGTTGATCCCGTCACAGGGTAAGTTTTTCCTGTAGAAAACTTATTATCATAAGTCATAGAGTACTGAGCAAAGTCATCAGTCAAAGATTTTAATTCTGAAAACCCTTTAGCAACACCTGCCAAAGCCCTGTTTCTACTTTCTAAAGTTGGCTTATCTAAACCACTTATCGGAAGTATATCTTGAATAAGTCCTTCCATTCCTCCAGTCTTGCGTATATCATCTTCATCTACGCTAAAAAAGGGAATCGCTTGACCTAAAAGACCAGATACTCCTTTTAATGTTGCTACACTTCCCGCATATTTAACTGCGTTAAAAGAAATGATTTCATTTAGTTTCCCTTTCATAAACCTTCTTGCTTCCTGTTTTTGCAATTCAGAAATATTTGGGTCTTGTAAAATAGAGATTTGATTAGAAAAATCAGCTCTAGCGTTAAGCAAAAACTTTTGAAAAGGCATTATCATTCTCATTGCGTTTTTACCATATTGATTGTTATATATCAAAGCCTCTCCAGACGGATCACTTTGTCTCATGGTTCTATCTATAATTTGATCCGCGTATTTTATTGCCTCAATATCAGGGTTGGCGTTTTCTTTCTCCCAAAAAGAATCCATGTCTGTAACCTTTTCCCCTTTAGAAACTTTATAGTCTAAATAATGAGCTTCAAAAGCCATGCTTGCAGCAGCCTTATCTGAATTTGCTAACATAAAGTTTAATGTCATTTCATTAGACTTACCTATAACCTCTAAAACTCTATCTATGGTTAACTGAACACCTAATCCTTTTAATGCTTTTCCTTCTTTTTTACCTAGATTAAGTTGTTTTATATAGTACTCAGCAGGCATTGATTGATTTTGATCTATAGCTAGTTGAGAAGCTATAGCGTTCCTAAAACCAGTCCTAGATTTATCATATATATTACCTAATTTTCCTTTTCTGTCAATATATCCTAAAAATCTACCAACCTTATTATTCATGTTAAAAGAACCAGCAGTTCCAGAAAAATAAGTCAAACCTCTTCTCTTTAAATATGACTTAGCCTCAGAGTTTTTAAGTATAGGATATGTACCAGCCCAAGCACTACTAAACTGGCTAATTGGTTGTGTCAATCTAGTAAGGGATATCGCGGATACACCTCCATAAGCGGCATTTAAAAACTTTTTCAGAGTCTCTTCTGCTTCAGCATCCCCTATATCTTTGGCTGATATATTTGAACTTCTAACATCGTCTTTCCACATTTTCGACCTTTTAGAAAAGTTATTTAATAATATATTTTTAAGAGTCCCGTCTTCAAATGAATTTGTAAACGTAGGGTTTTGTAGCAAGTTGTCTAAAGTTTCATAGTGCTTCTTTCCAAGTATTTCCATTTCCATACCGTTCAACTGACCATAAGCTTGATCCCAATATAGCCCTGCATCTAATCTTAAATCTTCACCTAATTTTTTAGGTTTTGTTATATTCATACCACTATTTACTGATATTCCATCAGGATTATCTGGTCCAAAATAATCTCCGAACCTTGATCCATCAGCGGCTTTAGACATAAACATAGGAGTGTATGATCCTTCTTCAAACATATCGGCTTCATGATCTTCAAAATCATTAATTCTATCAGCAGCTCTTTGTCCTGGCATTACCTCCGCCAATCTATTTATAGCATTCAAATTAAACGGCAATGCTTTCCCAGAAACATCTTCAAAAGACTTTGCGTCAACAACCCCTAGTCTTTCAACTACTTCTTTGTATAGCCTGTATTTCTCTATAGCCGCTTGCTTTTCTCCTAAAGCTATTTGACCAGTATCGAAATTAGATTCAGCATCTTCTTTTCTTTTCTGAAGTTCTTCAGTAATAAGATTTTTTGCTCTAGCAAACTCAACATCTTGCCCTTCAGAATTCAATTCTCCGCTTCTTCTTTTTAACATACCTAGTATAGACATCTCATAAGAGGCATCTCTTGACGACCTGGGGTTTGATTTATGTTTTGTTCCGTTTTGTTTATTGTATGCTTTAACTTCAGATTCGTATAAAGACGTGTGTTGGTCTTTTATTTTACCAATCTTTTGCTTTGCTTCTGAGCTTGATTTTAAGCCTTCTTGTATAAGGTTATGTAAAGGCGCTCCTATCTCAGTGTCTCTTATCAAAGATAGACCCTCAATAGTCATAGTGTTAAATTTAGCAGCATTAGTTAGAACTTGAGATAAGTTGTTATAAAGCTTTAATCCTTTTTCAGTTAAAGACCCATCCTCTTTTAAAACTCCTTTTAAATTTGATCCAACTACAATCTTCTTTCCAGCTGCATTAGATGATATCTGAAGAGCAATATCGTGCGCATCTAAAATAGCATCCACCTTTCCAAAAGAAACTTTTTTACCATTTTTAACATCGTCAAAAAACTTTTTTATTTCTGATGATTGTTTTGGTGATAAGTCATTTGCAAAGTCAGAATCTAAGTTAAACGCTTCTATTCTGTTTACTATAGAACCTGTTCTTTCTTGATTTAATTGTTTTTGAGTCTTTTCTATCTTACTTGTTGTTACAACAACTCCATCTTCTTCGGTAACCTTAAATTCACTATCCTGATCTCCTTTAACCTCTTCTACTGGCTTTGTAACTGTTAAATCAAGTTCTGGAGCACTCAACATAGCCTTTACATTTACTATGTCGTTAGATAAGTTCCAGTCTTTTAATTCTTGCCTAGTTACTTCTTTTAAATAATCACTAGCTTTATTCGTGCCTATATTTGACATAGCGTTAAAGTCTTGTCTCTTTTTAACTATACCGTCAGCAACAGCTTCAGTGTGTAACTTGGCAGCTCTATCAAAAACAGCAGGATCATCACTGTTTAAAGTAAAGTTTGTTTCACCTGCGTCAGTTTTTTCTTTACCCATAACCTCTATTGCTTTGCCTAAATATTCTTGCTGAATACTTTGATCTGCAAAGTAGAAGGATAAATCACTAGGGTATTTAGATAAAATCTCTTTTCCTTCAGCCTTTAATTCTACTATGTTTTTTTCGCTTTTCTTTTTGTCGTTATTTTCTGTGTTTGGTGAAGATATATTTGCGTCTTGCTCCTCTATCCTTTTAATAATATTTAAGAACTGTGATTTATCGTTCACAGTCATTCTTTTAACGATGTCGCTTTTTAACTGATCAAAATTACCAACAACATTATCAGCTTCAATCTGCCTATTTAATAAGTTTTTGTATTTTGAATTACCTTCTAAAGATATTAGCTTTTGCTCAGCATCCTTTTTCATTTTGTTTACCTGAGCATCTATATTTAACTTATTTACAATAGCTTCATTCTCAGAAGGTAGGTTAATATTGTTTTTTACTTGCTGCTCAGCTATTTTTCTAATTTTTTTATTAGTAAACCCTTTAGACATTACACCCATGGCGCCACCAGAAAAAATAGAAACCAAACTAGTTTCACCAACCATTCTTTTAGCTCTTTCAAAATCCCATGTGTCAAGACCAAAATGAACGTCTACATAGTAATTACTTAAAGCTATAATGTTTTCTTCAGGAAGCTCTGCTAATATGGCTTTCTTGTCAACATTTAGATAAGAAGCTAATTTACCAGCAACAGTTTGCCTTGTGTTTTTAGCATATGCATCGGCTATTTTTTTTGCGTTTTCCGCTGTTTTTGGTCCAGAAAACTTTGTAACTCCTTTTAATCCTTGAAAATACTTGAAAGTAAATAAAGAGGTTACTCCTGTTTCTATTCCTGTTTTAAGTAAAGAAGTCATTCTAGATTCAAATCCAGACTGATTTAATGCTTTTTGCTCTTGAGGTGTTAAAGTGTAACCTAATTCTTGTTTTTCTTTAAGCTCCTTAATTTTTTCCGCTTGATATAATCTATCTCCACCATATGTACCAGCTGCTGTTGCTGATAGCCCTACTCCTGGATTAACTATAAAAAGACCAGTATAAACTAAAGAATTAGCAACTGGTTTTGACATTTTAGTAACCGTTTCTCCTATGCTTTGAGAGTCAAAAATATCTCCCTCATACTCTGGTTGATACTCTTTCCTAACATGTTTCACTAATTTAGGATCTAGTACACTACGCATATTGCTAATACCACCTAATCCTATGTTGCCGTACATAATCTCCTGAGCAGTAGATTCTGGAACACCTAATCCCACTAAACTATCATAGCCTATGTAAGACATATTAGATGCAAGTTCCCAGGCGGAAAGACCAAACTCAGTAACAGTCCCTTCTATTATCTCTGAAGTTTCTGAAAACCAATCTGTAATAGAGTTATCAAACCCTAATATTCCTTTATTGTCATAAGCCTCTTGAGTTCTCATTAAATCTTTAACTTGAGACACTTGATCGGCTAAAAGACCAGCTGTTTTTGGGTCTCCTATCTCTATATTTACTTTTCCTTCACGAATTCTTTGTATCATTTGGTAATCATACATCATCGTACTAATCTCGTTTACTGTAGATGGCTGACCGTTTATCTTGATTTGCTCTAAAGGAATATCTCCAAGCATCAATCCTGCCTGTGAAAATTCATTTAATGAAACTGGGTTGTTTAAATCAATTTTCTTATAAGCACCAGAAGTTCTCAAAGAATTACCTAACTTAGAAGAAGCTATTTTTCTTCTTGTGTTAAAAGATTCACTTATGGTTTTTAGTTTTTTTAACCCCTCTTTTCTGTTTCTTAACTTAGCTTTTGTCTCTATTTGAGAGGATGGGTCAAGGTTAGGAAAATTAGGTATCTTTTGTTTTCTTACCATTGTGTTGTCTTGAGCAACCTTTGTACCTTCTTCAAACAAGTCTTGCTTGTATTGCTCCATCTTATCTTCACCTAAAGATGCGTCTGCTCTCTGTATGTCAAGTTTCCACAATTCTTCTTTAAACGTTCCTCTATCAAAATAATCGTTCACCTTTCTATCACCTCCTAACAATCCAACAACAAAAGTAATGTCATTCATAGAAGGAGTCATTTCTGAGTTATAAAGATTAAATATAGTTTCAGGTAAATCTTGACTAGAAGTGCTTTTTAATATATTTTTTTGATAAGAAAGATTTTCAATTTCAGAACCTTGTATAAAAGAAATCATTTCTGAATATCTTTGTTTTTCAAGTTCGTCTGGATCAGCGTTAGGATTAACTAATCTTAATTTAGCTTTGTAAGAAAAACCACCATCATCAGTAAACATTGAAAAAGACTTAGTTCTTCCATCTGGTCTTGTTATGGTTATTCCATCTGTATCAACATCTTCAGAGCCTATACTAGCTTTAACACCATATTGAGACAATGTATTGTTTATTGTAAGAGTAGCGTCTTCACTACTTAAACGTAAAACCTCTAAAGGTATACTTTCTATATTTTCTTGGTAAGAGACATCTTCATTAAAATATCCTTTGAAATCCACAGAAGATTCCCCATTTACCAAAGTTGAGTCTAATTCCGTACTCTTTACTTTGTTTTTGAGATTTAGATTTTTTTTTTCTGTATTTAATAAAGTAGAATCTTTTAAAACTTCGTCAACAGGGTCAATATCTACTTCCCATGAACTATATAATTTATTCACTTCTTCTTCTCCTGGATCCCTTCCTTCTGCAAATCTATAAGCTCTACCTATCATGAATTTAATCCTGTTATCTTCAGCAAACTGAGTGGCTTCTTCATCGCTAACAGACGATCCTTTAGACTTATTATAGTCTATAAACCACTGTTTAGCCTTAGACTTGTCTAGTTTTTTCTTTGGAGGATCTGGATCTTGAGTTTTATTATTGTTAGAAACATCTGATTTTTGATTATTATCAGTTTTCTTTTCTTCAACTAACTCTTCTTGATTGTTCACAATCATAATTAATTTTTAAAGTTTATGGATTTGGCGACTTACTTATCTTACTTTGCATTTCTTTATTAAGACTTAAACTAGCTTCATGTAAAGCAAGTTTATGTCTAGGGTCGTTTGCACCGTAATTTAACTTATTAAAATATTTTTTCCA